AATAAGACGGGCCCAATGGATGTGACAACGACAGTACCACTTAACGTAATAACAAAGATCACCGCCGGCGATTTTTTAACTGTGGTACGTCAAGTTGATGGTGGTTTTGTTGAGTATAGGGTCAGTGCAGGGGCTGACTCAGAGTCACCTGTTACGGAAATTATTATTAGTCTCCCTGGTGGAGGCGGAGTTGCGCTCCCCGGCACGGTTAAAGATGTAATTGATGAACTAACAAGTCCAGACGGAGCAGGCTCTACATATTTAACTAAAGAACTTGTAGCAGCAGCCGCGAGCGAAATTGGTACTCAAGGACAATTTGTCATTAGTAAGATGACCAATCAATTAAATGGTACTCCAGATACCACAGTTAATTCTCCCACAACTGCTTCTAATATTGACCCTACCTTACTAACCGCCTACAACAATGCAAAAATATCAGAACAACCAGATCGTCCCAACTCTGACTATCGACCTGATGGGTACACCTCAGATGGAGTGTATCGGGTCAACATAAGCGGTGTCAATTCTCCGTCGGCACCTGATAGACCAACACCAGCTCAAAAGAAATTACCAGCTATCACCGCATACATACCAAACCCAGTACATGGGTTAGCATCGTATACCTATACCTGGGTATTATGGTGGGTGGGTATTAAAGATTACAATGCTCTAATGGCCGGTGCTGATGTAGGTGTTGGGGTAGCATATAATTTAAGTTACGACAGTTATGTTCTTGCAGAAGATGCAGGTTTATATCCTGATCGCAGGCACCCATCAACATTAGGATTGAACTACAATATACAAGATGTTGAAATTGATAGTGTAGTGGCTTTAAACAAAAATACTAAAAGTAGCAGTGATATTAAAGGAACATTTACGATAATAGAGCCGTATGGTGTTACATTTATTGACAGTTTAGTTTCTGCCAGTATTGATCCAGCAACTGGGTTGCCGCAAAACTACATTAGCCAACCATACATGTTAGAGTTGAATTTTGTTGGATACGACGATCAAGGTAATCCTATACCCGGCGACCAAATTGGCCTAACAAGAAAACGTTTTCCTATTAGATTTTTATCAATGAAACTGAATGTAACCGGAAAAGGGGCAGAATACAAAATAGAATTTTGTCCAACCGGACACGCACCGCACCACACAAAAGAAAATAGTATACCTAAAGACTTTACAATCGTCGCAACAACAGTTAATGAATTTTTCAACGGGCCCAAAGGATTAGCGGCGCAAATGAATAAATTTTCACTAACCGAAGTAGCCGCTAGAAAAAGAGACGTAGCAGATGCAGTTAAATTTGATATAGATAGAGCTATCGGGGAAAGTAAAATTGTAGACCCTCAACAAACGGGATTGGCTAAAAGTAACCCTGATAGTAAAGGTAAAACAATTGATGTACAGGCCAATACATTTACTATACCACACAGCATGAACATAATTGATATTATACAAAAAATTATGCCATCATCGCAGTTTTTTATTGACCAACTTGGACTAGCAAAACCTAATACTGCGGCCAGTCAAACACAGATCTACAGTCATTATAAAGTTACCACTCAAGTAATATACGGTGGCATACAAGCAAGTGGGGCAGTGACTGAAGGAGCATTTGATAATTCAAATAATCGTAGATGTATGATAATGAGTTACGGTATACATCAATATTGGATAGGTGATGGTACACACCCGCTACTGCCTCAAATGACCAATAGCCAGCCATTTGTTATTAAAGATTATCAATACCTTTATACAGGAAAAAATATTGATATAATTGATTTTAAATTAAATTTTGACATGACGTATTATACTGCGGTAATGTCCTACACTAATAAGTTGCCAAGTTATAAAACTACGCAAAGTACCGCTATCAATAAATTATTGGATAGATTGCCGAGCCCTGTGTTAGGTATAGGATCGCTATCTAATTTAATTAAAGAACTAGCCACAGTACCACAGATAAATCCGCAGGTATTTAAACCTGTTGTTAATAAAGAAAATTTAACCAAGGGCGGAAATCAAAAAGATAGATCAGCAGTGGCAAAAGCCGCCGACGTGGGCGAATCACTATTAAGTAATCCTGCATCCGGCGATATGTTAAATGTGGACTTAACTATTATAGGAGATCCTACCTTGTTAAAACAAGACGATTTCTTGTACGTACCTAGCCCAACTGGTAGTCCAAATTGGAATGCACAAACTAGTCAAGCTGATTTTGTTAGAAAATACGGACATGTTAGAATGGAAAATGGCACAATGGTGGTTCGCCTGACTGTAAATACACCGCTGGATATTGATACAGATTATAACAACACAGGATTGTCTTTCCCCCCAGTTAGTACCAGACCTGCAATATTCAGTGGATTGTATAAGATAATCAGTATTAAAAGCACTTTTTCAAAGGGAAAATTTACTCAAGTTTTAAAACTGGTTAGACACTTTAACTCTGACGCAGTTACCACATTTAATCAGGTAACAGAAAATCAACGAGAAGATAATACACAGATAAATGGATCAAATTCTGTGGGCGTATCTCAAAGCAATCAAACACAAGCGGCCGGCGATACCAATGGAGCATTTAATCCCAACATAAACGATGGCGGTGTAGCATATCGTCCGGGCGAGCGCGAATATGCTGAACGTGCAGCCGCTGAAGGAAACAGAAATGCTGTAATAACAACCACCACATATGATCAAAACGGTCAAGTTAGAAATGTTGTTAATACAGTACCAAGATAAATCAATTAAGGAAATATAATGGGTAGAAGTGGTTCTATTAGAAAAACAGGCATAGAAGAAGGGGGATCTGCCAGTCCCAGGGATGGTTATACCGTTGACCCCGGTCCTTATGAAGCTATTGTTGTTAAACACGTAGAAGGCAGTAGAATGGGGCAACTCAGGGTTGTTATCCCAGACTGGGAAGGACAAGAAGGCACAGACGGCAACGGAGAACTGTCGGTGAGTTATGCCAGTCCGTTCTATGGCGGAACCTACGGAACAGATACACAGCTAGCACCGACTGGCCCCAACACCAATGGACAAAGCTATGGAATGTGGATGGTTCCGCCTGACATTGGTTGCAAAGTGTTAGTTATGTTTGTCAATGGTGACAAGGACCGCGGCTACTGGTTTGCTTGTATATACGACAGTACCAGTCATCATATGGTACCAGCATTGGGACGAAACGTAGGCGGTAAACAAAATGTCACGGTGCCCGACGACGAGTTAGCTACTAAATTAACCAGCGACACTAATGCACCTGTGGTTGAAGCAAGCACCGCAGATCCCAATGCATTTGATGAAGACGCAGTCACAGGAACTCCCAGGTACCCACACGAATTTCAAACCTATGTACTAATTAACCAAGGCCTTGACAGAGATAAAGTGCGCGGAGCTGTCAGTAGCAGTAGCTTGCGAGAAACACCCAGTAACGTATATGGTATCAGCACCCCTGGTCGTAAAATTACCAAAGACGATCAAGTTAAAGAAAATCCGCAAAAAATTGTTGCTCGTACAGGCGGCCACAGTTTTGTTATGGATGATGGCGCAGCAAAAGGCAGTAGCGAACCAGAAGGCACCGATCAACTAATTAGATTACGCACCAGCGGTGGCCATCAATTATTAATGAACGACACAGAAGGAATTTATTATCTCGGCAGCAAAACCGGTTTACAGTGGCTAGAGTTTAGCAAAGACGGTAGTATTAACATCTACGGATACGCTGGCTTTAACGTTCGTAGCACAGGACCAATGAATTTCCACAGTGATAGTGCAATTAAATTTCATGCAGGTGGCACAATTGATATTAATGCTGATTATGGCATTAATATCAACAGCATCGGATCTGTTGGTATTCAATCAATGGTATCTACGTCAGTTAAGAGCATGGGCTTGTTAAGTTTAAGTGCTGTTGGAGCCGCAAGTTTAGCAGGTGGAGCAAGTTGTAGTGTTGGATCATATTTGCAAACTAGTATTCAAGGATCGTTGGTGTTATTAAATGCCGGTGGTAAACCACCATTGGCTATTCCACCAATGCCGGTAATACCAAATAGACTACCAGACACAGAATTCAATGGCACAGTATGGATCCCACGAGAAGGTTCTCTGGGTAGTACCTGTACTGTGGTACCGTGCCACGAACCATGGCTCGACGGCAACGGTCCGGGTAGACCAAAACCCGCAGGCGGCGGCAGTCTACTTAAAGCAGGTGCTAAAGCCGCCGGGGCATTGGTACTCAGCATTGGTATTAGTAAAGCAATTGGAGCATTTGGATAATCGTGGACATAGGAATCGCACAAGCAATTGGACAGGAAATATTAACTCCTTTACCGCCAGCATGGCTAGGCAGAGCAGATGCACCCGCAATACCACCAGCGTGGGCCAATATAGGACCGTTATCAAATACTCAAATACAAGCTCTACTTGGCCAAATTGCCTATGATATAAGTGTATGGGATTATAATAAAATTGGTACAGATGATCAATTAGGTAGATATCAAATCACTGCCGCTAAACTAGAAGAATATGGACTGCTAGCGGTACACAGCACAGAGTTCCATGGAACTGATGCAGTAAACTATAAAAGCAGTTGGAGGCCAGTGTACTTGCAGTCTACAGTAAACAATTACGCTAATTATTTTTATAATGCAGACAGTCAAAATACATTTTTAACAAATATCACCATTCAGGAACATTTAGCTTATCAACTATTAATTGATTACTTTAAAGAGTTGCTACAAGTAAGTGCTATTGCGTTGACAGATTCTGTAGATGTAATAGCCGGTATGATGTACGTAGCCTGGACATTAGGGGCCGGACAACAGCCAACTGGGAGATACCCGTACGGCACAGGTGCGTATGCATGGAGATATTCTAATCAGGGTTCGGGCGCCGCAAGTTTTAATGGTGGTCGCTATGCCATACAAGTTCTAGCACAATAAATACTATTATGACAACAATATACCGCGGAATCAGTACACTAGTTAATAAGAAAAAATACGTCTTAACCGACTATGCGCTGGCACGACAGGACTTGATCAATTACTTTAATATACGCAAGGGCGACAAGCTCATGCAACCAAATTTTGGCACTATTGTCTGGGATCATTTGTTTGATCCGCTAGATGAATCAGTCCAAGAACTCATTACTAAAGATATTGTACGTATTGTCAGCTACGACCCCAGACTTCGTGTGGGGCAAGTTGCTGTTACACAACAACATAACGGATTGATGGTTCAAATTACCCTGAGCTATGTACCCACAAATCAAACCGATACTATCAACTTTAATTTTAATCAAAACTCCAAAACTTTAACGCTTGGTTAATTAACAGACCATATTATTTCCGCCGATAAATACTCAATATAGGTAAAATAATATGGCACAAACTACACGTCAAACAAATTTATTAGTTGAACAAGATTGGACTAAAGTATACCAATCCTTTACAAATGCTGATTTTGCAAGCTACGATTTTGAAACACTTCGTGCTAGTATGATCAACTATATCAAAACCTATTATCCAGAAACTTTTAACGATTTTGTAGAAAGCTCAGAATACCTGGCTCTCATTGATTGTATAGCATTTTTGGGGCAAAGTTTAGCTTTCCGTACAGATTTAAATGCTCGTGAAAATTTCATAGATACAGCTCAGCGCCGTGATAGTATTTTAAAATTAGCACGTATGTTGGCGTATAACCCCACTCGCACACAAAGCGCCAGTGGCCTATTGAAAATTGATCGTATCAGTACCACTGAAAGTTTGTCAGACAGCGCAGGCAACAACTTAACCAATGCCACAGTACAATGGAACGACTTAACTAACGATAATTGGCTAGAACAATTTACCACAATCTTAAATGCGGCTTTTGTTAATAGCCAGGCAGTTGGCAAACCTGCTAATAGCCAGTCTATCAATGGAATTCAAACTGACGAATACAGCATCAGTCTCAACCCCCAAAATTTACCAGTAGCACCGTTTCAGGCTGTTATACAAAATGAGTCAACTAACTTTGAAGCAGTCAGCGCCACTACAGTAGGCGAAAGCTATGTCTACGAAGCAGACCCAACCAATGTTGGGATATTTAACATTCTTTATCGTAACGATAACAATGGCAACGGCAGTAATAATACTGGATTCTTTGTTTACTTTAAACAAGGTAGCTTACAGTCTACCAACTTCAGCATACAAAATGCTGTTCCAAACAACTTTGTTACTATTAATACATCAAATATTAACCACACAGACCATTGGTTATATAAACTAGACACAAACAATCGTCCACAAATTGTATGGCAAGCAGTTCCTGCACTTTCTGGGATAAATGTTGTTTACAACCAATTGGCAAACAAAAATTTATATCAAATTAATTCAATGTCCAGTGACACAGTCAATTTGATATTTGGTGACGGCAGTTTCAGTAATATTCCACAAGGTAGTTTCTCGTTCTGGTATCGTACCAGCAACGGTCTTGCGTATAGCATCACTCCAGACGATTTGCCTAGTGTTAATATTCCTATCTACTATACTAGCAAGAAAGGCACTATTGAAACTTTAACAGTTATTGCCAGTTTAAAGTATAGCGTAACTAATGCAACAACAACTCAAAGTTTAGCCAGCGTTAAATCCTACGCACCACAACAATATTATACACAGAATCGTATGATTACAGGTGAGGATTATAATATCTTCCCACAAACATCATATACTAGTATTCAAAAGGTCAAAGCAGTTAATCGTACTAGCTCGGGTGTGAGTTTATATCTAGACAGCATCGATCCAACAAGCAGTTTTAGCAGTACTAACATTTTTGGCGACGATGGTATATTGACAGCCAACAGTCGTATTTCGACATTGACATTTGACTTTTTAACCACAACAGATATTTACAATGCCATTTACAATGACATAATTCCAACTGTTAGCGGCGTGGGCATGAACAATTATTATTATAAAAACTACACCAGATACAACAGTACACGGGCTAACATTACTTTTGTTCAAAGTGCCAACACTACAGTGAGCAGTACTGGTAACCTAACATATCTTACTTCTGGTAATGTGCAAGATGTCGGTACAGGAATTAGTAGCAATTTAAAATATATTACACCAGGAGCTAGTTTACAGTTTTCTGCACCAACAGGATATTACTTTGATGCACAGCATAAATTAATATCTGGAAATCCTGCGGTATCTAGTGATACCTTAAATTTCTATGCGGCAGTTACACGAGTAGTAGCTGGTGATGATAATCAAACACCAAATCAAATTACATTCGGCACTCAAGTGCCAACCGGTGCAATACTAAGCGAACCGTCGGCTAGTTTGACCGGGCAAAATGCTATTATTCCAGTGTATAAAAATAATTTTACCACATCGCTAATAGACACAATCGTTAGTCAAATTGGTGCCCGTGTCAATTTTGGATTGATTTATAATCAAACAAATCAAGCATGGGAAAACATAACACCAAGTTCAATTGGTACCAGTACCAATTGGTTATTGAAATTTACATACAATCAAGGATTGTATAATGTACAATATCGCAACTTAGAATATACTTTTGGCAGCGATAGATCAACTGTATTTTACTTTGATCCCAAGGTCAAAGTATATGATTCACTAACAGGAACCAATGTCACGGACATTGTTAAGATACTTAAGATCAACACTCAACCCGGTAGTAACAATCCATTGGCCAACGATGTAATTTGGCAAATCTATAATACTATCACAGCAGAAGATGGCTATGTTGACAATAATCAAGTGCTGGTAAAATCTGCTAGTACACAAATGGACGGTGTACCGGATAATCCTGATTTGTTTACTCTGGTAGCAGATGGCAACAATACACGCAGTGATTTGTATTTCCAATACAAGCACAACGTTCCGGCACGTAATCGTATAGACCCAACACCTATTAATATTATTGATCTATATATATTAACTGCTGACTATAGCTCAGACTATTTTAAATGGTTGAGAGATTTAACTGGTACGATCACTGAACCAATTGCACCAACATCGGGCAGTTTAGAAATTGCCTATAGCGGACTAAACAACTATAAGACCATTAGTGATACACTAATTTATAATCCAGCTAAATTTAAACCTTTATTCGGGGCAAAAGCAAACACAATGTTACAGGCTCGTTTTCAAGTGGTAAAAAACCCTGCAATTAATTTAACAGATAACGAAATCAAAAGTCGTGTAATATCTGCTATTAATAATTATTTTTCCATAGC